TCACAGCAGGAACAGCAACACCAGCAGCGAGAGCACTACCCGCCATAGCACCTTGTGACCGAGCTCCAGCGTCCGCGATTAAACATTCTACTTGTTTCGCAGACTTTCCCTCGGAGTTTGTATCACCTCCAAGGTTACGAGTTCCTTCTCTGGTATATTGATCTCTACGATATTCCACTCTTTTTTCTGTACCACCTCCAAACATTCCTCTCTTCTCTTTGTTAAGGTTAAGAGATCTTTCTGATTCTAAAACTTTGGGATCATCTGAACGATACTCAATCTCATATCCATCTTTGCCAGCTTTAATTTTGTAAGATGAATATGGTCCTCTTGGAATATTGATTGTGGGAACTGGTTGCACTTTTTCTTGAGGTCTCAAAACATAACCTAAAAGACCAATATGTGACAAAGCAAATAAACTTCCAGCAACAACAGCAACAGTTTTTAGTGGAAACCTAGAGGATTTATTAGGCTCTACGGTAGTATTAGAATTTTTTCTCTGTTCCTGCAGTTTTGCTTCTTTTGCTGCTTTCGCTTCTTCTAGGGTTGCCATTATTCTCTATGACGTAGAGCAATAATTATTTAGACAAAAAAAGACCCCCCTTGCGGGAGGTCTGTGGAAAACCTGAAGTGATGGATCACATGAGGTTGATAACTTGTACTCTTCTGTAGTACATGTTTGCATTTGCCGAGAGGGTTTCGCCATCGGGAGTGCCGTTGTACTGACCGTTGGTGGTGACGAATGGGTTCGATACCATGCCATAACGGGTCTTGAAGCCAATCTTGGGCTGGAAGGTGTTAGGATCGATCGAGCGAACCATCTGGAGGGGTACGTATGGGCAGTAGAAGAGACCTGCGTCATAAGGCGAGGTGCCCTTGTAACCGATAACGTAGTAGTGCTTGTCAGAGAGGTTAGCAGCATAAGGATCAACGTAGACCTTGATGCGACCGTTGATAGTACCGACTGAAAGGTTACCAGTGTCATCAACCTGACCGATGGAAGGACCACCAGCACCGTTGAGTCCAGAGGTGTAGTCAAGTACACCAGCCATTGCAAGTGCGGAAGCAACGTCAGCTGAACAGATCAGGAAGTTGCCCTTTCCTCTACGAGTCTCTTGTGCGATTGCGTTAGCATCACGCTCGATTTGGAAGAGAAGACCTTTGAACTTCTCAACTGACCAACGACCGTTGGAGTCAACGTCGAGGTCAAATACGCCAGGGGTTGCTACGTTGTTTTGAGCACCTTTCTTCGCAACGGTGTAGACGGTACGAACGACTTCGCGGTTGATTTCTGCGAGAACTTCGCTAGACAGGATGTTAGCAAGTTCTTGCTCTGCATCTAGACCGTGGATCGCCTTGAGGTCTTGTGCGAGTTCTAGGGTGTACTCTGCTTTGAGTGCTCTGGACTTCGCGGTTACCGAGGTCTTCTCGATGCTGAAGGACATTTCGCGGAACAGTCTGTTCGCTTCGCCCATGCGCTCTAGATCTTCGCGGGGCATTCCACGACCTACTTCATATGCGTTAGCAGCAGGTGCTGCATCGTTGAGCAGAGCAGGGTTGTTGCCTTCAGAATCGCCACCAACACCAGCACCAGTTCTAGGTGTGTAAGCGCCAGCGGTTGCATCGTAAGATGCAGAGAATCCAGTGTCAGGCTCGTTGAAGAGTGCCTCTTCGCCTTGTAGACCTTCGTAGCGTGAACGCATTGCGAAGATTAGTCCAGTAGGACCTGACATTGGTTGAACGCCACAAACGTCATATGCCATTAGGTTAGGCATTGCACGACGAACGAGGCTGATCAGAACGGGGTCGAAACCAGCAAGTCCAGTTGCGTTATCTGCGCTGTTGCCGAGAGGTGCGCCAGTACCCAAACTTGCTGAAGTATTGAGTGAGTTGACAGCAACTTCGTTTAGCATTCCACGCTCTTCGCGTAGGAATCTTTCTTGGTTTTCCAGGAGAACAGAGGTAACAGCCTTCTTATAACGGTCAGTAATTGGCGAAGCCATTTCGTGACCTAGAACAGGCGACCACTTTTCCTGGAGTCTTTCTGCGTTAAACATTTTTACTCCGAGTGTTTTTTGAAAAGGGATTTATATTATCAGGAATTCCAGCGGTTGATTGCGTTGAGGTAAGCCGCCATTGCTGGGGATACTGCCTCGCCTTCTACTGGAGTTTCATCGGTAACTTCTGCTTTTGGAGCAGAACCCGAGGGGAAGTATGACTCGCGGAGAGTTTTTAGTTTCTCTGCGAACTTCTCTTCTGTCTCGAACTCTACGCCTTCAGCGAGAGAAGCGAGTTTGTCTTTCTGGGTGTCTGCCAGACCTTCCGAAACAATGTTCAGAACTACAGTTTTTGCAGACTCATCAAGACGACCTTGAAGTTTCACATTTGCTTTGACCTGTTCGTCAAGGCGTTCTTCCATCTTACGAAGATCTTCAGTCAGACCCTCAACGACATCAACTTTGTCGTCAGGGATATTGATGTAATGCTCTTGGAAGAGATTCTTAAGTCCAGCAATGAAATCTTCGGTGATCTCATTGCGGATGCCGCGATCAACTGCGACTTGGTTCTCTTCTAACCATGCGGTGACGGCGTACTTAACTGTGCCACCAACTTCTTCAGCAAGTTCCTTTTTAACTTCAGAGACTTGCTCATTGAGGCGAGTTTCAAACTGCTCTTCGAGTTTCTTCCACTCTTCCGAGAGCTTGGACTTAACTGCTGCCTCAAAAATTGTCGTTGCTTTTTCTTTGAACTCTTCAGAAAGTTCGGTTCCTTCGGTGAGTGCTGCAACGTCTGCACTCATGTCAAGTGATTCAAAGGAAGGCTTGATGGGGTAGGAAACGTCAGGACCAGTCTTTGTTCCATATGATACGTCTGTACCAACAGAGGGTTGTGCGTTCATACCAGTAGACTCACCAGCTCTTTGCTGGGGATCGCCACTGACTGGCTTAACAGGAGCAGCTGCTTTAGCGCCAGGATTATCCTCGCCCTCTTCGTTACCATCTGGACGTGGACCACCGTTGTCGGTGATCGACTGTTGTGCGCCATAACCGTTTACAGCGTCAGTACCGATAGAACCTTTTCCTTCTGCACTGCCACCTCTGGAGTTAACTTCTGTCTTTGATTGACCAGAAGCATTATGTGTACCACCACCAGGAATAACGGATGCGGAAACAGTTGGCATAGGATCGCCAGCTTCTACAACCAAACCTGATTCGGTTACAAACTCCTCAAATTTTTCCTTTAACATATCTGACATTTGAGTTTCCCCGTAAATTTCTGATAATTATTCTATGATTATTTATTAATATTAGAGATTTGAGAGGAAGTGCTCAAACACCTGTAGTGTTCTTGCTTCCATCTCTCTTCTCGTTGATTCGTCAATGTATCTTTGGTATTTAGCAACAGTCTTTTCCTGTAGAATACCGTTGTCCCATACCCACTCCCTACCTTCCATGATGCCGTTAACAAATGCATCAGGAGCGGAAGGATCCGCAACAATGTCTGCTGCGGTAGCAAGCATAAAATCATCCATGACATAGTTAGCATTCTCTTGGCGATCAATACTACCCATACCACGGGAAGAAACTCCTAACTTCACACCTTCCTCAAGCAGGGACTTCGCAATGTTACCCATTGGTGTGGCAAGAATCTGTGCCTTGCCAATGAAGTTATTGCCTTCCGCTTTGAGAGAAGTAATTCTATGAGAAACGCGATCTAGGTTCACAGTAGGACCATCGGGATGCCCAAGCTCTCCCAGAGCACGTCCAGTTTTGACATACTCTTCGTTGTAACGACCTACTTCTTTTTCCAATACGGAGAAAGGATAGATACGTCCGTTACGGTTCTTGATTTCGGACTGCAAGAATACACCTTCGATGTAAAGGTTCTTCTTACCATCCTTTTCCTCGGTGAGGATTTGGATGTCTTCGATGTTTTCTGTGATAAGTTTCATTCTTCTGCCGATGGTTCGTCCCCAGTAGGTTCATCAAAATATGATGAGGCTACTGTTTGTTTGTACGTGTCGATAACGTCGGATGCTTTTGAATAAAGATAGTCATTAATTTTATCCAACGCTTCTCCGCGTTTTTTGTCTGCGATCAGATCAACAATGTCAACCAATTCAGATTCTAATGGTGTATCCATACTATTAAAATTATCCGTAGATATCAATTATTTATTAGACTTTGGTTTTGAAGCAGTAGGAGCAGGCTTTAATTTTTCCATTTCCTTTGCTTTTTCTAGTTCACGATCCGCAGAGTCTGCTGCTTGTTGCGCTGTAATTTCTGGTTGATAAGCAGAGTTTTGCTTATCCATCATGTCCAGAGTATTGACATCAACGGGATCAATTGCCATACCCGAATCAATATCAGATTGCATTTGCTTGGTAATTTCTTTGTACTCCTTCTCGGTCTGCATAAGAACCTGACGGCGGATATACTCCGAAGAAAAATACTTACCAACAAAAGGATCCATCTGTGTAACAAGAGTGATGCGCTGCATCATAAGCTCCTGCTGCTTCAATTCGTTGAAGTGATTGTCAAACAGGAAGTCATACTGAATATGCTCTTCCATTTCCTCCCAATCATCAGGAGTAATGATACCTTTAAGGATCAGTTGAGTCTTGAGAATATCGTGAAAGAGTGAGGAGAAACGCTTGCGGAGACGACCGATGAACTTACTAAACTTCAGTTCGTCGCGCAGAATCTCTGTAGTCTTACCCAGGTTAAATGCCTTGTTATCGTCTGTCAGACGAGATGGTGGCAGGTTTAGGGAGTTGTATAGTTTCTTTCTAAAATACTCAACATCCTTAAGTTCGCCAAGGTTCTGTCCGCCAGGTAGAGTGGAGATCTCTGTTCCTCTACCGCCTTCGCGGCGAGGTAACCAGAAGTCTTCTAGCATACTCATATGCTTTTTGTCATCACGAATCTCACCAGTAGCAGCATCGTAAACAAGCTTGTTACGATAACGTGCCATCACATCACGGAGATATTGTTCCGCTTTGACCTTTGGTAGATTGCCAACGTCAATGTAGAAAATTCTGCGTTCGGGTGCGCGAGACAATCTATAGATTACCAAAGAGTCTTCAATCATACGAAGTTGATTGAGAGACTTGATTGCTTTGTGTAAGAAACTCAACTGATACTTCTTGTTCAGATCCATCACACCAGAGTTACAAGTGGCGATAGAATCGGAAGCAATTTTAATACCGTTGTTGGTCGAGAAGTCTGATGCACTATTGCTAGGCATACCCATCGAACCAGAGAATCCTTTGGGATTGTAGAGATAGTAATCTACATAGTCGCCCCAATCATATTCTAATGCCGTGCCTCGTACCAGATTGGGATTAGCAGCAGCAGTTGGATTGGTGATCTTTTGACGAACCTTACGGATCTTTAGTGGATCAATGTAGCGCAGTTCAAGAATACCTTTTTTGGGGTTGTCTAAATCTACTACCTTGTGGTAATATGTACGACCATCAACATACCAATTACGAATGATTTGATGAGCATTCTTATCGAAGTTGATCATTTTTTTGATACGATCAAATTCATCTCTAATCTTTTTCTTGACGCCTGCGCCGATGTCAAGATTAGACAGTTCAATCTCAACGGGACTATCATCAGCATCGCTGACAACAAACTCGTTTACAATCTCGTCGATAGCAGTATCGACTTCTGGATGAAGTGACATGTCGCGATATCTTTTGATGAGTTCATACTCATTCTTGGAGACACCTTCGACATCTACGTATGTACCAAAATAGCCACCTGCTACGGTGGCTACGCTGTCATCACTATTGGGAGGGATAGGGGATTGACCCCTATCCTCCTTTCCTTTGTTGATTAAAAAACCAAACAGTTGACTCATGATTAATAAAATAGTACCCTTGATGTACTATTTATCAGCTCTCGATTCTGATGCCGCTGCCTGCTGGGTCTGCTGATGCTCCACTGGTGATTGCGCTAGCGGAAGGATCTACTGCCTTCCAGTATGAATACTGGAACTCAACTGTGAATTCTTCGATCTGATCGTTGCTGTCATAAGCAAGATCAATTTGAGAAACGCTAGTTGGGAAAGCATGAAGTAGATCATACTGACGTAAGACACTACCAGCTTCGGTGCTGTCCTTACGCAGTTGTTTGACACCCAATGTTGCCATGTAACCTTCGCTATTGTTTGGTTTAAACAGTGGCGAGTTGTTGGTTTCGTGAGTGTTGATTTGCTCCAACCACTTCTCGAAGTAAGCGCGAAGCTTGAACTCTCTGTCGTTGAAGAATGTTGCGGACCATGTATCGAAAGTGCGATCACCAGCAATCTTGACTGTTCTTCCTCTGAAAGGAACCTCAATCACTCCCAGGTTTGATGCTGGGAGTGCTGCGGACTTACAGAGGAGGTTTACTAAATCTAGATCATCGCTCTTTGGTGCGTTTGCCAATGTTTGTGGCCA